GATGTGTATAAGAGACAGATAATAGGCTGATCCTCATTTTCGCCTGCGCCGATTAAATATCCTAACACTTCAATATTAATAGTATTTTCATAGTTGCGTTGATCCATGCCAATGTTGGCAGCATTCGATGCATTATTAAAATTACCATCAATAAAAAGTTCATAATAATGACCCTCGCTGGTAATGCGTTTGGGGGTGCGCGAGTTTCCAGGTATAGTAATAAACGGAGTCATCATCTCGTTCATTTGCTGTTGATACTCGGAGCGCAGGGCGACTTCATAATTTATAATAACCCAAGTTGGAATAGGCATTGAAATTGAATCATAAACCACACGCTGAACCGACATATTTCTCTTGTTAGTATTTTTCATCTTGCCTGCAACATTTTTATCTGGTCCGTATGACCGAGCAGCATATGCATTTTGAAATTCAGCAGTCTTTTTTTGATTTATATTGCGCGCAACAGTAATGACACCACCTTTGGCACCCTTGGTAGGATACAGATTAGCCCAAACAGTGCCTTTGCGGGTGGGATCCTTCACAACATTGGCACGATTCACTGTCATTAGGGGAAATACAAGAGTCTGCTCACTTGAATCCCGAATTTCTTTGTTTTGCCACGCTTTAATTTGATAGGCTCTTTCGGCTGTAACCCATAAAACGGGCACCTTCTTAAAGCCATCGTTAGAAGTGGCGAATAAATTAAGCTCTTCATCAATAAATTTATAAAAGGCTCGATCAATTGTCTCTAAAGTAGACGCTTCGAATTCAATTTCTTGAAGTTTCTGCTCTACCGAAGCGTCTCCAACGGATGCGTACTTGACAGCCTTTTTGTTGCGAATTTGCTCCTCTGTTTTCTTGCTTCTAGCCATGGATCACCCCCCCCCGTTATCCAACGTAGATGCCGGCTGGCACATTCTGCAGAACCTTACCTGTAGAATCTTGCAGGGTCGAATCTTTGGCGGCCATCTCGCTATAGGTTAACTCATCAAGGGTGGTTTTGAGTTCATCTCGAAGCAGATCCTGTTCGGACTTTGCTTGAGTGAGCAAATCAGAAGCATTTAATGTTACCGACTCTCCAGGAATAGGAACTGTCGAAAATTTACCTCGCACCTGTCCTAAGATCTCTTTTGTTAACGCTAGCGCAAACCGGCGAATCCACTGTTTACCAATAGAGTTAATGTTTTCATAAGGAAGGTTCTGGAAGGGGAGACTATTCATATTATTAACCCCTTCAATTCCAGAATTCGGCTGATCGGTGCCCTCTTCCCACGGATTAAACTGATTTTCAATGGTAAATTCCACCCAGAACTTGTCAGGGCTTGTTGTATCGGGTCGCGGGAAGAGTCTCAGCTGATTATTCTTAATTTCATAAGAATAATGAGACGTTCGCGTCCAGATAGCGTCTTCATAAGCCATTGCCTGCAGTTTATTCTGCCAGGTGGGAACAATTTCAAATGTGGAGTCATCGGCATACTGACCATAAGTGCGCATATTACCCACAACAGAGAAGCCGCCGTAATATCCATAAAATCTCCACATTGCACGAGGACTCTTATAGAAGACTTTCCGGATTACAACACGTTTATCATCAATTTGCCCATAAAATGAAGATTCTGTATCGGTCGCAGACGATGACGACAAAATAGTTTGCAAATCATAATCTTGCTGTCCTGAAACACTAGCGAAAGAGCCCGAATAGATCGGAAGTGTGCCTCCCAAGCCGACTTCGGTGATACTTCTTTCTGATACTCGACGGGCGAAACCATAATCAAAGCGCGGGTAGCGCAGGGAGACATTAACCCCCTCCAAACTATCCCCACTTACAATTTGTCCGTCTTGATCAAAAGAAGCTGTAGTTGCCCCCATCAGGGAGGAAAGCGAATTCTTGCTCTGATGGATATTAACGATGTAAGAGTACTCTAAAACGGCTTCTTCATATGCAGCGTATACATTTCCTTCTGCTAATTCAATATCCAGCACATCACCGCCGAGCTTTTTATAGGTATAAGATACCTGATCGGCTGCGCCGGATAAGAACGCATCTGAACCTGCATAAATCCCAAATGGTAATGTCGCGGCGACGCTGGATGCGGAGCCAGTTACCGTTAAAACATTTGAATTTGTTGTGGAGGCAGGATTTAAATTTGGAATGGCCATTAATAAGAACCTCTATTAAGCTACTACTAAATAGAAAGCCCCGCCTCAAAAGAGACGGGGCTTTAACTATTTTGACCTTACGTCAAGTATGGCTAAACTAGATCGCGAACGATAACCAGTCCATACATATCAGGACGAACCATCTTCTTGGCATATCGAGTCATCACGCCCTTGCGAGGCACGAAGTCTTCAACACCGAAGATCGTCGGGGTGGTCTGCAGCGGCACATAAGGTGCATATACATAACCACTCTCAAGGAAGCTACTTCCACGACGGCCAACAAGGACCAGATTACGTGGGAAGTAAGGATCGACGATAAGGTCGAACTTCTTCGAAAGCGAACCAACCTTCATAGCACCCGCGTCGCCGCGGTCGCTATCAGCAGTCACATTGGCACGGAAGCCAGCCGTGAACTCAAGGATGTTAGCAATTTCTGGTGAAATCACGCAGAAGTTTGCTGCACCACGGAGAGTCTTACGGTGGATCTGTGCAGACACATCGTTGATAGTCTCAACGAGAGTCTCATACCACTCACTCACATTACCGGTGAAGTCCGGGGTAACACCCACACCGATTTCTCGGCCAGACGTCCGGTCAAGGAAACGACCCGGGGCACGTGACCAGTAGCGAGTACCAGCCTTTGCACCGCGTACAAGATCCTCAAGGATCTCGCGGTCGATTTCAAGAGCAACCTGCTCAGACAGGATCTGAGTCAGCTCCACCTCAGCGTCAAGGTTGTGGTAGGCGTTAAGATCTTGTCCTAACTCCGGGGTCCACTTAGCCTTCAGCTTCTTGGTGATTGCCGTGACAGCCACGGAATCGACCTTGATGTCGATCTCGGGAATGTTCGGGTTGTTCTCCAAGCCCCACTCAGTAGCACCGATGACGGCGCCGAGAGCGTTAGCGGCATTAAAGTTATCAGTGATGGCATACGAAGCCGTGTCGCAAGCGGCGAGTGACGTATTTGCATTTGCAATAGAACCACTCTGCTGCAGAACAACAAGGATCTGAGTGCTATCACGGAAGTCCGTGCGCGTAAGGCGACGGATGTGACGACCACCGAGGGTCGGCATCGTTCCGATTGCACCGTCGCTCAACTGAATGGAGACGAAGTCTTCGGAGTTCCACTGATCAGTATCAACTGAAATATCAGTCTTTGGAATCTGAGCAATAGCAACAAAAGAGCCGGACAGTGTCGGATCGAACTGAACCAATCGATCACCATCATTCTCTGACTGACCAAAGGTACGACTTGTGCCGGAAGCACCGTACCAACGTCCGCCCACGGTACCGGATGCAACAACTGTACAGGTGACAGCCGAAGAACCAGTCGGAGACGAATAGCCCTGGTTAAGGGCATAAGGACCAGCCGAGGCGTTGAGAAGCTCAGTACTACCGAGATCCACACCACCAGTCAACTGGCTACCAACCACTCCACCACCGTAGAGCGACTGCTCTCCGAGGTTGTATTCACCATCACCACCGAGTCCGGGCGGATTGGCTGTAACACCATAACCCAAACGGGGGAGTCCTGGACCGTTGGTAGACGTGGTAAAGTCCAGGAAGAAGATGAGTCCACTTGGCAGACTCATGGGCTGAACGCTAACGAGATCGTTGGCGATCAGGCTGCCGAAAACTCGGCGAACGAGCGGGAATGCAACAGCTGCAAAACCCTCGACGTCACCACCAGACATGGTGGACGCCTCACGGAGTAGTTCTTTTGCTTGGTTCTCAAGCAATCGAGCCATTCCGTTCCGAACGGTGTCATCACCGAGACCCTCAAGAAGACCGGTCTGTTCCCACTTAGAAATGAGAGCAGATCCTTCTGCAGAGAGATCGCGATTAACGATACCTTCGGTTAACTTTTGTACAATAGACATTAATATAACCTCCTAGTATTATTATTGTTTTGTTAAACCTGCTAAACGCAGCATTCGATCCATTTTTGGATCTTTAGTTGCCGTATTGTTTTTCTTGGAATTGATCAAAAGCGATACTGGTCTCTGAACTGCTTCACGGAGTGTTTGTGGTCTCGTTCCATT